CACCACCTGAAGCATAGCTGCTATCGAAGGTGCAAGTTTTAATGACATATTTATTATTACCAGGAACGCCTACCATATCAGATGCATTACCTGGGGTAGTTATCGCAAGAGCCATAATGTTATCCTCCTAGATTATAATGACTAAAGGGCAGGGGCCAAAAGGCCCCTGCCCCCAATCAGGTGGTTAGGCGTTGAGGTCTGCAATCTTCGCCTGGACGAAGAAGTTCTTGCAGCGCATCTCACCTAGAGTATACAGCAAGCCCCTGACCACCAAGCTGTTAGCAGCGAAGTAGTCTCGGTTCTCGATGTACTGAGTGGGTTGGGCAATCGCCAGTTCCAAATAATCGGTATCCAGAACATAGACGTTAGACCCTAGCACGGTGCTGGTGGAACTGTGCGACTTAGGCACATCAGCATCGGGCAGGATGGGGATGCCCATATAAGTGGCTAGTACGAGTCCAGTTCGGGTACCTGGGAATGTTCGCTCAGAGCCAACACCCACCTGATACTCTTCCTGTCCCATATACCGTTGCTGGGAATTGAGCAGCCTCTCCAATTTGAAGTACTGGTCATGTCCCATCAAAATTAGCTTTGGTTCTCCTCCATTTTCCCGTATCTTCTGGATACAAGTATCAATCAGATTTAGGGATAGGTCACGGCCTACGCCAGCGTTATGCGAAACAAAAGCTCCTGCATTCCAACCGCCAGCAACTCGACCAGAGTAGGTCAAATCATAGGCACGGACTTCGGAAGACTGACCACCAATGCCAGCCCCATCCTCTGCTACTACATCATCGAGACTGGTGAAACCAGCACGACTATAGACAAAGAACGCATCTGCCGCAGCCCAAGCAGGGCTGGAGGTGTCTACGGTCATAATGCCAGCAGCAGTATGGCCCGTAGCCCCAGTACCACCAACGGTGACACCGGAGGTCAGGTCAAAAGCAGCACCACTTTGGTCGTAACGAGCAAGCTCATCACCTATATGGAAATTATCCGCAATGGCTTTGCTGCTGGTTTCAATCGTACTACCGCTGCCGCCAGAGGCTCGTCCTCCAGCCAGGGACAGCAGTTCAAAGTTTACCTCTTTCATGTGGTCTAGCTGGGCATTCTCATTTTCCAACGCCAGCACATCCCCGATGCCACCCTCTAGTTGGGCGGTAAAGACGGACTTAACAGACGCACCGAAGGTTGTAGCAACGATTCGGGGCAAGCTGCTAATAGTCTCTATCTGGGAAATATCCACAGTGGGGAGGTTTCCAGTCTCCAGTATGGGCCTGGAACGGTCAGTACCACGGTCTGAACGAACACGCCAACCAGCTGTGTTACCCCAGACTACCCGTGGTATTGCATTGAAAAACCTAGTTTGGTTGTTAAGGGCTTGCCAGACTTTTCGACCATAGGTGGTATTAAAGATACCCGTAGCGGTGTCAACCGTAAACGGGGTACCGATACCAGCACCGGCCTTCTTCATGAAGCCGGGGCCAAATACGCTCTGGTAAAGACCTCTTTGAGACTGAGCAATGTACTCAGCTAAAGATGGATTTGCCATAATTAATCTCCTTATGCTTTATTTAGCCGATGAATTCCCTAGGGATTCCTTCGGTTTCACCAGACTCAATCCGTTCCTGAAGAACCCGTAGGTCTTTGTATGACATGTTCATCATTTGGTCAACAACGTCACCGGGATTGTCGCCTTTGGTGATTGGGGTGGAGCCATCGACTCCAAGACTATCGTCATATCGAATCTGCATGGGACGAGTGAGAGAAGTTTCCTCTCGGAATCCCATCTTCCGCAGACGGCCTTCGGTTTCACCCTGAACCATCTTTTGGATATCGTATTGACCTTTAAACGCTTTAGTAAGGTCACTAATCTGTTTCTGCATCTGTTCTAACGCTGGATAACCCTGTCCATTCTCTACCGAATACCGTCCCATTTTGCCCATGTCTCCTTCTTCGTCCTCATCATCCTCGGCTCCATTGTTCTCGTTCTCATCTTCTTCTTCAGGTTTAGGCCATTCTCCTTCGTCATCCCCTTCTTCGTTTTCAAAGTACCCTGCTTTAATCATGTTAAGCTGCTTCTGCATGGCCTGAATAGCGTGTTGGACACTAGAGGTTTTGGTATCAATAGTTACCGCCTTCTCTTTGTCTCCCATTTCTTTACCCATAACCGAAGCCTTGGTTGCGGGTTCTGGAGTTACATCCATTCCTTGGTCAGCTTTAATCAACCCATATACTGTGCCAGCCACTGCTTTGATAATCTCATCTTTTTCCATAAGGTCTTGCTCGTCTAGTTCCATGTCATACTCATCATCTTCCGCTTTCGTTAGTCGAGAATCCATCTTCTGCAAGACCTCGGCAACGGCAGCGAGAGCCAGATTACTTCCTTCAATCTGTTTCTCCAACCTATCAACCATATCATATTCGGACATAACATCCCTCCTATTTTGCTTGCAAGAAGTTGGTCTAAGCCACCTCCGACCTCTCGAC